GTGCCGACGACAGACCCCGTGACACCGTGAACACCGGTGCTCGCTGTCTTGTGGGTGTTGAGCTGGGCATCTGAGTACGCGCGGTCTGCGTGAGGGTCGATGCCGCTGACGTGGGAGTCGAACCGTTCGCCCACCGTGACGGAGACCAGGGCCACCCTGCCGCCTCCGAAGTCGACCCACAGACGCTCGTATCCATCGGGGCCGTAAAAGGCGGCTACGAAGCCGTTGGCGTCGGCCTGGAGCTGGAGGAGAGGGGCACCGCTGATGTCCGTGAGGTCAGTGAGCTTGGCCGCGCCGGCACTCGGTCCGTCCCAGACGGTTCCCACGGCGTTCGGCACACGGGCGCCGGTTATGTCTTCGGCAACACTGTCGGCAGTACCGCCAAAAAGGTTTCGTGCCAAGAGGCACCTCCAAGGGCATGAAAAAAAAGCCCTGACGGCGATGCCGCGGGCCTCGTACTGGAAACTGTCGGGATTAGTTGGCGAAGGTACTTGCCTCGTACACTCCGGAGATCTTCAGGCTTGACAGCGGGGGAATGTTCGGAAGACCGTCCAAGCCCTGAGTTCCATCGGTCGGGTTGGGGTAAAGCAGCGTCGCGGTGGACTGTGCAGAACCGCTCTGGGAGATCTCGGCGTGAATCTCAACCACGTTGGGGAGGCCGCCGTTGAAGTTGGGGTTCCGAATGATGCCCTTGAGCACCTGACCCGTAGCACCGCTAGCGGGCGTTGGAAGCGTGAGCCCGATGGAGCTGCTAGCCGTGTGAACCGGTCCGGTGTCTTCCCAGTCGTTGTTCAGGAAGGCCGAGAAGTAGACCATGCCAGGGGCGATCCAGCGCCAACGCCCAGTCTTGTTGGCGGTCGGGAGGTCGACGTTCACGTTGGTCAGAGCCGGGGTGTAGCCGCGAGGCTTGGCGAGGTCACGCGACACCACGTTGCCGTCTCGTCCGACCCAAAATTCGGTTTGGGTGTCGGTGTTGTTGCTGTCCATGTCGATGACGAACGATCCATTCGACTGGTATGCAGCCGACTGGAGTGCATTCCACGGCACTGCCATGTGTTCAGGGACATCGAACGGCATGACGTTGATCAGGCTCAGGGTCCCGCTGTTGGCCGGCACGGTGACTTGGTGGAGGGGCATCTCCCAGACACCGCCGTAGGTCTTGGTCAGTGCCGGCGCCTTGGGCGAAGCCGCGGGCTGGCCCTGGACGACGTCAAGGTTCACAGAGCTGTTCGTGAGGTTCGCCCGGAGCACGATCACATCTATGCGCCCGGTGGCACCAGTGTTGGCCGCAATGGTGACCGTCGCAGAGGCCGTGAGCTGGTAGTAGAAGCCTCCGACGAGGGCTCTACCGGGCTGGATCGATACAGAGGTGCCGTTGACCACTGCGCCCGTGAAGGGCAAGGAGAAGGCGTCAATGCTCGTCTGGTCCAGTCGGAAGTCAACGCGGTCCTTGGCGAAGACCCGAGCCATGTATTGCCACTGAGCCTGTGACATCATCTGCGCTCCGCCACCAGCGCTATCGGCGGTGAACGGGTAACTAATCTCGTTTGCCATTACATCCTCGCCTCTAGCTTGCGCAGCTTCTCACGCATCTCGAATACCGTCTTGTAAAGATTGAGAGGGTTACCTGAACCCTGGTCACCGATGGAGGGAGAAACCGTTTCGGTCTGTCCGCCCTGGTCCACGGTGATGGACACCTCACGCACGATGTCTGTGTACTCGGTGCCGTCCACGGCAACCGTCACGATGTCGCCCACGAAGTAATCGCGACCGAACTTGATGTTGGGGGTATCGATGGGGTAGATCTGGAAATTACCCGTCTTGGCCCCCTGAGTCAGAGCGTCGGTGGCAGCCTGCAAGACGGACTGTTGAGCCGCAGCAAAGGCCGTATCCGTCACTGAGAGATCAGCCTTGATGGGCTGTCCCGTGGTCAGGTCCGCCTTGATGGGGAGGTCTCGCCGGTCAACCCACTGCTCGATCTGGAGGCCCCACTCAGCCTCGGTGTCAGAGTCGATCTGCTGATACAGGTAGCGGCTCTTGCCGGTGCCCTGGCAGGCCACAATGACGCGGGTGACGGTCGGGGCCGTCAGGCTCCACGTGAACTCCCGCAGGTTGCCCAGTTCCCGGCTGAAGCGGACGCTCCTGGACAGGTCGCGCGGAGCGAAGATGTGCAGGTTGATGACCTTGCCATTGGGGTCGTAGACGAAGCGGTATCCAGCGCCGTTGTTTCCAGAGCCGGTGTTAGTCGTCCACGCTTCGAGCTTGGTCCCGATGACATCCCACTGGAGGTTGTCAGTGAGGGTCGTACCGAAGGTCACGTCACCTTCGAAGACGACGTTCCCGATTTGGCGTTGAGCGACAGCACCAGGACCAAGAGCCTTGTTCAGCTCGTCCCAGATCAGGTGACCAGCCGGGCCGGAAACTGCCCGGCCGTCGTCCGTGGCACTCCACTGCTGAGTTGCCGGCTTGCTGGGGTCGGGGTAGGCCAACCTGTTGTAAGCAAGCTTGTTGTCGCACTTGCCGCCGAAGTAGAGGCTTCCAAGGCTCGTGTGCTGGTCGTTCGTCCAGTAGTGCTGAAAGCTCTCGATCTGCCCTGTCAGGATCGGGGTATCAACCTCGTCCTGATAGATGGCGACGCCTCCACCCTTCTGGAGAATGTCAGCCTCAGGCGTCCCCGCCTCAACAAGGATCTGCCACGTGCCGGCCGCGCAGTACCTCACCACTAGGTCCATCGAGATCCACGTATCGATAATGCCTATTCGGTTGAGAGCCGCGTCCCGCACCTCCACTCGATAGCCCATGTGCACCTCATGTCAGTAAGTCGAATAGCGAGGGAATAGCTCCACCTTCACGGAGGGGATTCCGCTACCGGCGACTAGCGTTGCTTGAACGGTCGACGTGCCTGCGGGCACGGACCAGAGAACAGGGTTTGCGGACAGCAGAGGGAAATAATTCGTCCCCTGATCGTCCGTGATCGTCTTGTAGCCAGGGCGAGTGTCGACGGTCAGCGTCCGCCCAGTGGCCAGGCAGTCAGCTCCGCCCGGCTGTGCTGGGATGCCCCAGCTCGAAGACCCGTCCGGGCCAGTGAACGTGAAGCTCTTCAGAGGCCCTGTAATCGTCCAGACGGGCCAGGCTTCGATGTCGCCCGGGTTGTCCACCGTCAGCTGACCTGAAGCCGGTGTGCCACTGCTCAACTTGACGGGGAAGAAGGGGTTGCCCAGGAACGGCAGAGGAGATCCGAAGGACCAGTTAGCGGCCTCTTCCGTGTCTCCGTAGAACCAGGGGTCCACTGCGGTGAGCTGGATGCCGTAGGACACCCAATCGAAGCCCGAGGCGTCGACGGATTCATTTCCTTCCATGCCGCTCACGTAGTAGCACTGAAGGATGCGAGCATTGCCGTCCTGTTCAACGAACTTCAGCACGCAGTACCCATTCTTGGGATTCAGTGCAGCAGCAAGCTTGCGCTTGAAGGATATGAGCCCCTTGCGGTCAACTCCGTAGACGAACAGAGGCAAGAGGATCTGCCGAGCTGCCGCCCTGGCACCTCGATATATGGAGCCATCGAGGTTGGGTGAGTCATCCGTGTGCAGCTCGAACGGTGGCATGTCGAGGCCCGACGCTCCCGGCTGGAGCACGATTGCCGGCCACCAACGATTCTGGAAGCCGGTGAGGGGGATCTCCTCCCCCTCACCATTGCTCCCGGTAATCGATACGAACGTGCGCTGCCAATCCTCCGGAATCGGAAGCAGTGGGTTGATCTGCCACTGTCCGCCATCAACGGTCTGTGGCCCTGCGGGAATCGGCATTTAGCACTCCTTGTCGATTACAGATTGGCCATCGTTTCCGCGTACTTCAGCGCTCGAAGAACAGACTGAGTGGTGTTCTCAGCCTTGGCCTCGTGAATGTGGATCTCGTACTTCGGACCCGCCATAGCGGCCGTCTCCCTGGCGTTGTAGACGCGCTCACCACCACCGAAATTGATCAGCTCAGGACCGCGCTCACCCACGAGCGCAATGCCGGGGGAAGCGGACCGGGTACCGGTCGCATAACCCTTGACCTTGCTGACCCTGGTGGTTGTCGTGGTCTTTCCGCCGACCGTCCTTTCGGTGGTCGTCGTGGTCGTGCCCTTGTTGGGGTCGGTCGTGGTGGTGGTCACCGTTACGACCTTCCGGCCCTTGGAATCCGTTGAGTACGAGGTGGTAACCCTCGTCGTCGGCTTCTTGGGCGCCTTACCACTCACAGCCTGGGATTCCCCAGTGAGGTAGGTAAGGAGGGCAGCCAGGCCCGAATTGACGGGCGTCTTCGAGTTGAAGTGCAACTTGCTCTTGAGGGTCTTGGTGATCGTGTCAGCGATACCCTCGATCTGCTTCTTGAGCTTGTTGTCCTTCGCGGTCAGACCGTCGACAAGCGACTGAGCGGCCTTCTTTCCAGCGGCGTAGTAGCTGCCGGCCACCGAACTCCCGAGAGAGTTCGAGGCATCTCCGATGGCCTTATAGGTGTTGTTGATGTCCGTGACCTGAGAGGTCGTGGACTGCAACAGCGCCTTAGCCATGGCGTCACCCTGTTCGGGTCCAGCCTGGGCAATCTCAGAGATGATCTCCTTTGAGAAGCCCTTCTTGACCAGCGCACTGATGTCGCTCTGGAAGGATTTAATTGCTGCCAGACGCTCACGCAGGCTGGAGAGAGCCGAGGAGGCCGAGACCCCATCGGCGTTGAACACGTCCGTGAGGCTCCGCAGACCAACGGCCTTGTCCGAGATGGACGAGGCCATGTCGGCTTCATCCTTCTTGACCTGGGCAAGCTTGGCGTTGGCGTCCTTCAGCTTCGGAGCAAGGTCCGTGCGGTCCTTGACGATCTTCTGGAGCTGCTTGTTCTCGCCGTCGAGCCACTTGTTCAGCGTGTTCGCGGTCCCCGAGCCGATACGGCCCGAGGTGAACGCCTTGGTGATGATCTCGTAGAGCTTCTTCACCGCACTGTTGAGGCTGGACACGCCCTTCTCGGCGTCCGCAGCAACCCCCGTGGTCCTGGCCCCCGTTCCCGAGGCATAGCCCCTGCGGGTGTGGCCCGCGGCCAACATGGAGTCACCGTGGTTGAGGACCGTTTCCCCGCCACCGAAGCGGACGAGTTCAGGGCCTCGCTCACCGACCCAAGCCCAACCACGAGCCGCCCCGCTGGTACCCGTGGCATAGCCGTGGGTGCCGGACAGGGCCTTGACCATGCCCGTGATGCCGTAGCGGTGCATGGCGTAGTTGAGACCGGCGTAGATGGACGCCATCGGGTCGTAGATGCCGCGCTTGATGTACGGGCCGGCATACGCGTTGAACGTCGATCCGATGGTCTGCATGAGGCCACGGCTCGGATCACCGTGCTTGGCGTTGATGTCCGTCAGGTTGATGGCCTTGGGGTTACCGCCCGACTCGACCCCGATCCGGTGAAGGACCAGGTTCGCGTATGTCGTAGGTAGCCCGAGCTGTGCCAGAGCCATCCGCACCTGAGGCGTCCACCGCGAGACGGAGGAGCCCTTACCAGGGGCGCTCAGCTTCCCATCCACCAGCCCATCAATGTCAGGCTTGCTGGCCTTCACGTGGCTGCCCGAGAAGTCGAACAGACCATCAAGGTTGGGGAGCGAATCCTTGGCTGTCGAGTAGATGTCCTTGGCGACCTGGCCCGCGTAGTCGAGCGGGCTGTTATAGATCTCCCGCACCGACTTGATCATGTCGACCACGCCGTCATACTCGGACTTGCCAAGCTCCCAGAGTCCGGAGATGGAATCCTTGACGGTGCCGACCGGATCAGTCAGCAGTGCCTTCGCTCCAGAGAAGAGGCCCTTTACGGAATCCCAGGCACCTCCGAAGAGATTTTCCACGACGCCTGTCAGCGTCTTGGGCGAGAAGACGTCTCCAAGGTAGTCGGTACCTCGCGAGAGGATATTGCCCTTACCCTTCCAGACGTCATCCCAAAAGTACTGACCGGTAATAGGCGTCAGAGCACCGCCGAGAATACCGATGATCTGAGAGTAACCGTCAGGAATTGGAAGCTTCTTGAGAACCTTCCAAGAGTCCTTGGTCATGAAGTCGTACATGCCTCGGAACTTCTGGGCCATATCCGAGCCAATGAAGTGAGAGCCCGACGTGCCGGCACCCACAACACCGCGGCCGGTGTCACCTCCGATGCCGTCAGAAGAGGCGTCCATCGTCATCGTGGAAAGAGCGCCGAGAACATCGCGGTAGATGTTTTCGTTCTTGGCCATCTCCACGAGCTTGCCGAGGCCAAGCTTGCTGATGATGCCACCGCCCGCGAACTTCATTGCATGGCGAATGCCACTGACGCCCTTGGTACGAGCGATCATGTTCATGCGGTTCACGTAGTCGTGGCCCATGGCAGCGGTCCACTCAGGCCGCATAACCGATTCGCCACCCGAAAGATCGAGCAGACCGCCCGTAGCCGAGTAGAACCGGTGCACGTCCCTACCGGGCGTGTAGCCCGGCAGGATGCCACCCGTAGCAAGCTTGCCGTGCTTGGGCTTCTTCTTGGGGGACTCGCTCTTAGTGTGGCCCCCACTGCCACCACCGCTGTGATTGGCGATGCTGTCCAGTCGGCTGTTCAGGATCTCGGCTTCGCCGGCAGTGTCCTTGATCTTCTGTTGCAGCTTGTTGATCTGCTGAACGATCTTGTCGGTGTTCATGCCGTTGAGCTGACCGACTCGGTGAATCAGTGAATTGTCACCGGACGCGAGTTTCTTGGTCGTGGCGTCAATTTCATCCTTGACGTGATTGACCTCGCCCCGCAGAGCAGTGAGAGCAAGCGCGTTGAGCTTGTTCACCTGCTTGATCGAGCCCTTGGCAGCCGAAGTGAGGCCATCCGTCTTCGACTTGGCACCCTTGAGTTCGTCGGAAACGTGATTGAGGTTCTTGTCGTTCAGCTCATTGACGGCCGTCTTGGCGTGGGTCACCGAGGTCTTGAAGGAATCGTCCTTCTCCGTGACCTTCTTGAACTCGTCATCGAGGCCCCGGAGCTGAAGCTCTCGGAGGTTCTTCACCGCGGTCTCTGCGTCGCGGACAGCCTTCGCGGCCTGGTCCGCCTTCGCCTTGAGACTGGTCTCGTTGCCGGCGAACTCGTCGGCCAGGGCCTTCAGGTTCTCGCCCTTGAGGTCGAGGATGTGAGCCTTGAGGTCAGCAATCTTGCCGTCGAGTTCAGCGACGCTCCGCTGAGCCTCCGAGGTGTTGACGTTGATCTGGTCAACCTGACGGCTGGGGCTCTGGGCGGTACGTCGAGAGTTCCAACCGCTACTGAAGCCGTTGCCCCTAGCGGCGGACACGATCCCGCTGACCGCAGCCGTACCGAGCCTTGCGCCCCCTCTGCCCACCTTGAAGAGGCCCTTAGCCGCACTGACGAACGGAGAGCCCAGCTTGAGCAAGCCTCCGAAGATCTTGATGACACCGCCGAAGACGATCGCTGCACCGCCAACGAGGGCGGCCAACTTTCCGGCCTTGATCACCAGGTCCGTGAGGCCCGGGTTGTCGTGGAGAACCTTGACTACGTTCTTCACCCAACCGGCAAAGATCGTCAGGTCCTTGAACAGCTCCTTGACGACCTTGCCCGCGCTCGGCGCGATGTCCTTGCCGAGATCGCTGATCGTGTTGAGTAGACCGCCCTGGTAGGTGGTCTTCCCGTAGTTCGGGTTCTTCTTGGTGATCGGGTCACCATGAGCGCCATACCCGACCGTGATGTACTTCTCATTGTCGACGTGCTTCTTGCCCATAAGGGCTTCGCCCGCACCGGACCACTGATAGGTGCCGTTCTTGTCGGGCTTGATAAACAGGCCGGCAAGGCCGTACTTGGCCTGCTCGTACATGTTGGACAGTCGAGTACCGATCGTGGCCGAACCCTGGCTAACGGCAGAGCCGGCAATAGCCGGGTTCTTCGCCCTCTTCAGAAGAGCGTCAACGACACCTTCACCAGGGACACCGCCCGTGGTCTTGGCATCGGCCATCCAGTCCATCATCTGAGCAGAAGCGGTGTACTCCTTCGGAAGGGCAATGTGGATGCCCTTCTTCTTCTGCTGGTCAAGCTTGGCCTGGATTTCCTTCTTAGTGAACTTGCGGTCCGAGAAACCGAAGGAGCTAGCCAGTTCCTCGATCGGGATACCTGCGTTGTCAGCAAGGGACTTCACGTTACGCAGAGAGGCACGGTCGGCGTCCTGCATGATGCTGACCGCGTACATGGCGCGGGAGACCTGTGCAGGGTCCGTGATACCCGCGTATGCGGAGAGGTTGCCGATGGCCTGCACAAGATCCGTCGCGCGCTTAGAAGCGGCCGTGGACGACATGCCGTGTGCCTTGCCGGCACGGGCGTACTGAGTGCCGTACTTCAGCATGTCCTCAACGCTGTAAGGCGTCGCAGTACCGTAGTTCTTGAGGGTGTTGAGCTGCTTAGCGGTGTCCTTGTTGGAGATACCCATTCGCTGAAGAGCGGTCTGAGCCTGAACCATCGAGTCCGCGGCCGAGATACCCAGGTACGACATGGCGCCGGCAGCCGCCATAAGCGGCGTTACGACGTTCCGAGTGATGGTGTGCCCGAAGTCGGACATGGTCCGGCCGTAGGCAGACATCTTGTCGCCCATGCTCTTGGTGGCCTTGCCCCAGCTCTTATCCACCTTGCTGGCGTTGGACTGGATAGCTCGCACCGTGGCGTTGTTCTGCCGGATCGTGCTGAGAGCCGCAGCCTTCTGGGCCTGTGCCGTCTTGAGGGCACCCTCAGCAGCAGAGACATCCGCCCGACGCTGCGTCTCCATCTGGGAGAGGATCTGAGCCTTGCGGGTGTTGTACGCCTGCGTGTAGGCGGTCTGAGCCTCACGAGCTGCCGCCTTCTGGGCGGTCGCTTCCTGGCTGGCCTGGCGGATGACGAGCTTGGACATGGCGGAGATCTGAGCCTCACGGGCCTTCGCCTGTCGGGCTTGCTCGGCCGCCTTCTCCTTCTCGGCAGTCATGACAGCCTTAGCCGATGCCGCGATCTCCGTCCGCTCTGCGGCGGCAATGCGAGCGTTGGACTGCTCGACGTACTTAGCGAAAGCGGCCTGCTGCTTCTCCCGCTCGGCAAGCTCCTTCGCCTGTGCAGCCGTCTCAGCCTTGAGGGCCTTCACATAGCTAGCAGCCTCGGTGTTGGAGAGCTTCTTTCGGGCCTCTATCGCGTTCTTCTCAGCCTCAACGCGCTTGGCGGCCTCCGCCCCGTACTGGGCAGTGACCCACTCCTGAAGCTTCGCCTCAAGCTTGGCCATCTGCTTAGCCAGCTCTTCACGAGACTTGGTGGACTTGGCAATAGCCGCTTGGGCCCTGTCCAGCTCGGCGTTGAGTGCCGCCTGATCCATCTCAGGGGTGATCAGGATGAATGCGGAACCAACCTGAATCCTGCCCGCAGACGACATAGGCCCCCCTTAGAGGTTGTTCATTCGGTTGAAGAAATCGACCACCTCATCTGTGGAGGCGTGCGTGCGTACGGGCTCAAGTTCGGTGATCTCCTCGCCAGGCCGGGGAATCGGCGTTGGCATCGGGATGTCGTTGGCGTCCTCGCCTGAATTGGCTTGGATGAACAGCCAGTTGTTCAGCTCAAGAGAGTCGGAGACGCGGGCCAAGAGGTAGTCCGTCTCGGACCATTCGGCGCCTTCATCACAGGCAGCCGCCAATGCGGAACGTCCTGTCTGGCGAAGCAGCGAGTTGACCAGGACGGAGATCCGACGCAAAGAGAGCCGCCCACGCCACAAGTCCAGAAGGTCAACCCCGAAGAACTGGAGCAAGTCAGCTTCTAGTTCCTCGGGGTACTTCCGTATGACGTAGACGGCCCTTGTCAGTTTCCCGTGGCCTTGTTGATCTTCTCGTTGAAGGTCTGGAAGTCACGGATGGTCGGGCGAGTCTTGCGGTACTCCTGCCACTGCTCCTCGCCCAGGACGATGCGCACGGCCTCAAAGTCGTTCTCCGCGAAGACGACATCAACCGGGTAGTCCATCGGGGACGGGACGGTGTAGGTCTTGCCGTTGTGCTCGACCTCGATCAGGTCACCGCGGGCTTCAGCCTCAGCGGCTACCAGCTCGGCGTCAGCGTCGGGGACGACAACCTCAACGGTCTCAACGGTCTCGGTCTCGTCGGTCTTCTTAGCAGCAGCCATGGGAACTCCAAAGGAAGCAAAGGGGGTGTGGGTGAGAGAGAGTGCCGGGGATTACGAGCCCTCCCCGGCAGGGGCAGGAATTAATTCCTCAGCTCATGGACTGGTTGGTGAGCACGTAGCCCAGCGAACCGTTGGAGTCCAGCGCCTCAATGGTGAGCTGGTACTCCTGAGCGGCGGTCCGCACGAGCGTGATGGCGCCACGGTCCTGGACCATCGCCCGAGGAATCACAACGCGGTTGTGAATGCCGTTCTGGGACCAGTCGATGACGAGCGAGATCTCCTGAAGGCTCGGCGTGGAGGACAGGTCCAGTCGGTAAGAACCGGTCGGGTTACCGCCACCGTCGAGAACAGGCGCCCACGAGGCGCCGTAGAACAGCTCAGTGGTGTCGACGTTGGTCTCAGTGAAGGTGGCCTGAATAGAGAAGGTGGCGCTGTCCACGTTGTAGAGGACCGGCACCGCGCTCTGCCAGACGTTCACCGGGTTCGTGTTGATCTGCGGAGTGATGACAACACCCGCGTCGCTCACATAGCCGAGCGAGGCGTAACCAACCGGGGGAGTCGAGCCGTCGCCCACATCGGTGGGCAGAGTGACGCCGACTGCCGGCGCCATGTAGACGTATCCGTTCGGCGCAAACCGGATCTTCGAAGTATCCACGTTGGGCATAAAGGCTCCTTTGGGGGAAACAAAAAACGGCCCCAAAGGGGGCCGTGAGGCTGCTGAGTTGCTGCGTCAGTCGTCAGCGACGAGGAAAAGCCGGACTTCGCCTGTGTAGGCGGGCTCTAGAGATTCCTTGTCCGGGTGCCAGTGAGGGGAAGAGACGTCCTGCACGTCGAGGACCAGGCCGCCCTTGAGGGCCGTCCCAGGCAGGTGCTCAAGTAGGTACTCGCGCACGAGATAGGCCAAGGTGCCGGCCTCAGCCGCGCTCTGGCCGTACACGTCATAGAGGATGTCCGCACAGTCCATGCGGTCCCGCTGATGGCGGTAACCCCCGGACTGGAGGATGTAGATGGTGGTCTCACCGACATTGCGGCCTACGAGGGTTCCTGTCACAGCGTCCGAGGGAACGTCTGGACACGACCTCAGGAACTCGATAACGAGGGGGAGCGGGTCAACTCTCATTCGACACGCTCACTTTCCAGCACCTTCTTGAAGAAGAACCGGCCCTTGTGGCGTTGCCCGCTGGGGTCGCGGTAACCGCGCTCCTGGAGCATCGCGTGTCGGGCTCGCTCGTTCTCCTCAACCACGACGTAGCCGACCCATTCGGTACCGATCTCATCGACGTAGGGAGTGATGTTCTTCTTGATCGAGTACTCGTCAGTGAACCGGTGGGGGCCTTGAGGGGCCGCCTTAATCATTTTTGCGGCTAGCTCCGCTGTCTTAGCTGCCACCAGTTCCTTGACTGGACCCGAGTGCATGAGCTTGGTTTCAAAGCCCAAATCGGTCTCGAAGGTGAAGCCACCCTTTGAGAATCGGGTGAACTGCTGTCCCCTCGCCTGACCCGGCTTAGCTACGCGACGGGCCATTACTTAGTCACCACCTTGACATCGAGCATCGTGTATTGGCGGGAACCGAGCTTCCACTTCCATGCCTCGCCCTCAGGGCTCCATATGTGGCCTTGGAAGAGGATTCGGTCCGCAGAATCGACCGCGATGTCACCAGGGAGGTAGAGAGTCGCCCGGTTGAGGGCGGTCTCACGAGTGGACTCGTCCGCCTTCCACGCACGTCGGTACGGGACGCCGGCACCCATGCCGGACCACACAACGGTCTGGCTGTCCCAGTCCCGGTGATGGCCGTAGTCGTCCGCGACGAGCGGAGCGCGGTGAACTTCTATGTGGTCGTTGAATAGCGCCATGTGATCTCCGCTCCATCGGGTCTGTGGGTCTCGGCCCGGTGCAGGGAGATCGAGGCAACGCGCTGCCTGTACTTGGACAGCATCGACTTAGCGGCCTCTGAGAGGCCCTGGCTGTACGCGTTGGTCGCGTACTGGACCTCAAGGTCACCCGTCTTCTCCATGACCGTGCCCGGAGAGACGGAGAGCCACCGAATCACCTCAGAGCAGACGGCAGCCCTCACCGCGGCCGGCACAGCCGTCCAGCCCCAAGAGGCCGTGACTGTGGCAGTGGTGTACGC